CGGCTGCCATAGCATTTACAGTCGTAATACCAGATATAGTCGGACCTGATTCCACAGCCCCACTGCTTGCATTAAAAGCCAAGGTTTTGCCTTTGCGATTATCAACATTGGGCAACACAAGTGCAGTAGTTGTATCTGACTCAGGAAGAGATAGGGTTCTAGTAATAGCTGTCTCTAGCTCTTGCTCAATGGCAATAATACGATCAAGCTCAGTGTTAAGTGAGGATATGTTGAATGGACCTGATGTAGGAAAGTCAGTTGTTCTAGAAACTGCTATGTCTCTGAATATAGTGTACTTCGTTCCAGATGCGTATGTGTCACCTAATGTAACGTTACCACCTGAAAACCCATCATCTACAGCAGTACCGTTAACAGTAAATGTTCCAGTGCCAGAACCTCTCGTTAAAGTAGTATCTGTTCCAGAGGTACTAGTAACAATTACATTGATGTCATCCAGACTAAAGAATGGAAAATCAATTGTAAGTTGGGTCGAGTCAGCAGTAACCGCTTGGGTGTACTGAACTCTCGCATCATTATCCGCTATTGATATAGTTGCCATAATAACCTCTTATACATTTCATTGGCTTTACTGTAAATTCACATTTACTTTGTGCCATACACGACATCATAAAATGGATCCATAACAGGATGATTTGATAACGGAGTAACAAATCTCGCTGTTTTTGCAGTTCCTTTATCTACTTGACCAGTTAAAATGTCAGTGGCTATCGAACCAAAGTTAGAAATTGTACCGCCAGCCGGACCTAACACAGCATTCATTTTTGCACCAAATGGCATGTAACGAGGCTCTTCTACAAGAGAACGTAAACCTAATCTGTTATGGCTCAGTTTTTCTACAGCATTATTAACATCCATAAAAAATCCTGTAATACCGCTTCTGTCTACAGCGTTTACAAGTTTTTGTTGAAATGTCTCTGGACGATCAATTCCATATTGGCTTCTTTTAATTTCATTAACAAGAAAGCCCATCCCAACAAGAAGTACAGCTCCTTGCATAAAGGCACCATCTCTTTCCTGCAACCCAGATATAACCATTCTTTGAGTTGCAGACTGACCAAAAGACTTAAACTGAGTAAGCATTGATCCAAGTTCAGTAGATGTCCACAAAGCTCTATCACCAGCCCCAGGAGTAATGATTATACGATCAACATTTTGGTTAAGAGCATTTCTAAACTTTAACCTCATAGTTACATCATTCCAATCATCTGTATTAGGCAGCCACTCTCCATCAATCTTTTCACCACGTTTTTTTATGAGAGCTTGCATTCTCATATGTGAAGACTCGTCTATTCCATTCTTTAAAAATTTTTCTTTATCGGCTTTTGATAAAGTTCTCCAAGGCTTCATAATTCCTTCTGTCATACGAAGCATAGTTACATTGCCAGCTATTTCTTTTAATACTTGGTTCCAAGCATTTAGGCCATTGACCATAAACATGGCATTTGCACCGGAAGTAAGAATACGCTCAAAACCCAGTCTATTACCAAACATATCACCAGTATCAGCAAAAGAATGCGCTCTTAATCCTAAGACAGCATCTACCGCAACAGCAGCCTTTCTTAGTTCTGATTTGGATAATTTTTGTACAGCTTTTGATTGGTTCCTAAAATGAACCTTAAATATTTTATCAAAAGAATTATTAAAACCTTCAACCATAGTTATTCTTACAATATCAGGAACAGAACTAACCATAGCACCACCCATGCCAACAATCACATTGAATGATTTCATAGCTCTTATAAATCTACTGCTCAATTGATGAGGATCTTTAGACGCACCATAAGTGCCTCTGAGTCTATCTCTCAAGCCCCTAATATCACGAAGATCATTTTGTAAAGCTTGCCGAAGCTCTGCTTTTCTTTCCTGACCGGTAGCTTTTGAAATTAAATCATCATATTCCTTTGTTACATCATCAAGAATACCTTTCATATCAAAACTACCAAATGCTCTGGTAAGTTCAATATCAGTACCCATAGTACGAGTATGATGTCTTAATATTGTCTCTATATCTCTTTCTAAAAAATCTTCAATAAGCTCATCAGGTATTTCAAAACTTCTCATACGAACACTGCTAGGGCTTAACATAAAATCAAGATCATCAGTTTCGGGTAGAAGGTATGGCCTACCCTTTGTCACAGAATCCATAATCTCATCTGCATATTTAGAAGCAGCTTTTGAATCCATTCTTTTAGTCTGCATAGCCCAATTTTTTAC